ACTGCTGGAACTCAGATCCAAGCTGGTCGAGAAAGAAGAAGACGAGCAGATGAAGATGCAATTAATGCTGAGATAGAAAGAAAACAATCTGAGATTTCAGCCATAGAACAGCAAAATGCAAGGCTTAGAGATTTTGCAGAAGCTTCAAGTGTTAATAATGCTTGGTTCGCTTATGCTGGAAGAGGGAAGGATGACCAATCGGTAAGGTCTTTTATGGACTATAATAGATCTATTGCCCATGAAGATGTATCAAGGATAGCTTCTACCTCTTTGATTAGAAGTATACAACTAGACAAGAAAGCCTCTAATCTTAGAAGAGCTGGAGCGTATTATGAAAGAGCTGGAAATGCAACTGCGTTTTCAACTATCATAAGTACAGGGATGAATGTTAAGAGGAGTATGTAATGGCTAGAGTTATCAGAGAAGAGCGTAAGATAACAACTGGTTCTATTGGTGTTAATACTACTGCTGGTGCAGATGTTGCTACGGCATTAGATCAGATAGCTAATGCTTCTGCAAATGCCTCTTCTGAAATGTTTCGTGAGGCTGATAGAATTGCTCGGGTAGAGGGTACTGATGCTGCAAAAGATTTAACAATTGATAAGATTACTACATTAGACAGAAATACTGGAGAGCCTATTGGGCTTAAAATTCCTAAGACATGGGGGACAACAAGGTCTGAAGCGTACAGACAAATATTAGATCAAAGATTTTATGCAAGTATAGAAAATGAAATTAGAACTAAATCAAAAGAATTTAGTCAAAAGCATAAACGAAGTGGTAATTACTTAGCAAATTATAAGTCAAGTATGGAAACATATTTGGCTGAAATGCATAAAAATTCAGAAGGTAAGTATGCAAACTTTATTACAGAGGTTGGCTCTGATGTTATTGCAAGAACTGAACCTGATATTCATGCTTATCTTGAAAGCAAACATTTAGCTCAAGCCGAAGCTAGCACCAAGTTAAATATTAAGATGCTTGAGCAAGCTTATGAAAACGAAACAGACCCAAATAAAAAGAAACTTATAAGAGAGCAAATAAATCGGGATGTTTCTAATCTTATAGCTTTAGGCCTTGCTCCAAAAAATACATTAAAATCAGTTGCGATTGGTTTAGATTCTATTGATGCCAACCATCATATCAATGATCTTATTTCAAGCACTTCTGATGCTAGAAAGTTAGATCAGATTAATTTGTTTCTTGCCTCAGGAAATACTAATGATCTTTTAAAGACAAATTTTTCTGATACTGAAGTAAGAAGACTAGCTATAGAACGGAGTCAATTAGATTCAGCTCAAAGAAATAAATTAAGGACTGTAGCTAATTATAGAAGCACATTAATAGATGAGACTGAAAATAGAGAAAATGCTTTAATAAAGAGACAGGTTGAAGAAGATGAACTCTTCCTCATATCTGAGGCTCGAACCTATACGAATGATTACTTTAATTTTAAAGAAAATGTTAATGATTTATCTTTATCAGGTATGGCTGAAACGGTATATGAAGAGATTGTAGCTGGAAATCCAAATATTGCTAAGAGCAATCAAACAGCAAGAAAAATAAAACTGGCAATTCGTGATACTCTTGTTAACAATATTATCAGCCCTGCGTTTAGACAAGTAACAAATAAGAATTTACAAAGAATAGTTGGGAGCGATGAGTTCGCAAGTTTAATTTTTAATCAATATTGGAATACTCCTTCTGAAAATAGAACTGACGAAGTGAACGAACTTATTAAAGAACTTAAAG